AATCCACACCTTTCCTCTTATAGGTTAGACCTTGGCAGTATCCGCCAACTTACGCAGTGCGTCCACCTTCCACGTCTCGGCCTCCTCAGCCCCGACCTTGAACGCCAAGTCCACAAGCATCTTCTTCTCGGCATCAGTCTTGACCATCTCAGTCAAACGCTCATTAAACTTTCCCTTCTGACGAATAGCCAGCAGCTCCTTGACACTTTCCTCATCCAGCAGAGCAGGTGGGGCAATTTCAGCCTCACCAAGACCGAACAGTTCCTTGCGCTTCGTTTCATCAACAATCTGAATACGAGCATGATTGCCCATGCTGTCAGTGCCAGTAAACATCACATTGCCAGTCTGAATCTGAGCCATAACCTCCTCAAAGCTGAGCAAAGGGAAGTTTCGTGCGTTGCCAGGGATCTCGATGTCTCCCTGACCAGCCAAACGCCGGAAGCTCAGAGGCCAAGAACACAAGTTGTTTACCAAAACATTGTTCGTTGTCATAACGATTCTCCTTCTATTGAATTTGGGGAGGGGTTACTACACCCCTCCCCGTTTTTGGGCATAAAAAAAGCGCCTTGCTGTCTTAAACAGCAGGAGCCTCAAAGTTAGTGTCAGAGATCAGGCCGATCCAATCCTCCATGCCCTCAGCCACACCAGCACCAAACTCCATATCGAAGCGGGTCAGGTGCTGACGGGTCACAATGTCGTCACCGGTCATGGTAGTCATGCCACCACGCAGGAAGACCTGCAAAGGAGACACAGCGCCACGAGGCAGGAAGAACAACAGACCCTGGGGCATATACAGGTCGTAGTCGGTGCCGTCCTTGTTCAGCTGAGTCCAGTTGATCGCGTTGGGCAGCTCAGTAACGGTCGCGCCATTATACATATTCACGAGGCCAGTCTTGCGAATCTCCTCGGAAATGATCTGGCTGGCATAGCGGATCTCGTCTGCACTGAACTGCTTGAAGCCAGCAAACTCATTAAACTGAGACACTACACTGTAGTCACCAGCAATATTGACCTTGCCGTACCGACGCATACTCTTGAGCATATTGTCAACGCCGGTCTTGGTAATACCGTTGGCCTCTGCAAAGTGCTTCACGCCCTTGGCGTTCTTCAGAGCATTGTACAGAACGGTCATGACGTAATAGGTCATCTTGTTCTGCATATCAATCTGCACCTGATTCATGCCCTCACGGATATTGCCGTCAAAATTACCGTTCTGAAGCTCACGGTAGTCAACAGCAAAGCCGGCAGAGATGGTCTGGGTGCCGATTGGGTACTCACGCCAATTCACAGCGGCAAAAGGCACGTCGCTTGAAGAAGCCTGGAAACGAGAATCAATACTCTCGTAGTTGTAGGTCTTCATCATAGGAGCCTCATGGTAGCCAATCCGACGATAGGTACCCATGAAGTCGAACAGGCGCACAACCTCCAACAGCTTCGGCTCAATAGAGAACCGGATGATAGAATTGATTTCGCTCTTAGCGGTAGTGTCACCGTCTAGAGCCTTGCTGGACATCTCACGTAGCGTTGCCACGCTCTTGTCCTTAGTTTTGTCATCAACGTCAGGCCGACGCCCCTCAGTCAAAGCAGAAAAGACCTCAACGATCTTGGAATCCTGCTTAACACGACCGGTATTCACGTCAGCACGAGCGTTGTTCATGTTGATCTCATAAATCGTGCTCATCGTTTATTCCCTCCTCTTTCTCACTGCACACGGACAATGGCAAGGACGCCCTTACCCATGTATGCGGTCTTCTTGATAACCTCAAAGTATACCTTGTGCCCATCGGGGCTACCCTTCACAAGCAGGCCATCAGTGCCGTACACCAAGGTATCCTTCTCGGCAATGTCAGCATAGTTGGTGCTGATCTCATAGTCGGCAATCTCCATCTCAAGGTTGGCAACATGAGTCAGATCGTCAGCACGCACCTTCTCACCGGCGTAGACCGTCAGTGTATCCTTGAAATTGTGCATCTCAGGCTTGTCGTTAATGTTGCTCACCCAACGATGACAAGCCTTAGCCTCGTCCTCGGTGGCGGGCAGGTGAGCAGTTCCTGCAACCTGATCCAAAATGACACCCATACCAATCTTCATATCGGTTTCTGCCACACAGTAGCCGACGTTCTGAATGCCCTTGATGTAGCCCAGAGTCTTTCCCTTCATTGTCTCTCAACTTCCTTTCTCTCAAAAAATGTCCACGCCGTCATCGTCAGTTTCCTGCTTGCCAGCGTCTTCCGTCATGCCAAACACATCAATCTGGTTGACGGAATTGGTTTCACTGGTTGCGCCCTCACGAGCCGCCTGCACCATTCCGGTACAGATCTTGCCAATGATACTGTTGATCTCAACGCTGCCAGGATTGGCATTGAAAGCGTCGATTTCCTCCTTGGCAAACGCCTGTTGCTCCTCAGTGTAAGGAGCCAGAGCCGCGTTCAGCTCTGCCACAGCAGCAGCATTTTCCAACGTAGCGATCTTGGCATTGGCCTCGGTCAGGCTGGCCTCAGCAGCTTCCTTAGCGGCATTGGCCTCAGCCAAACCAGCCTCAGCAGCTTCACGAGCGGCTACTTCCTTATCGAAATCTGCCTGAACTTGGGCGATGTCCGCCTCCTTCTGCTTGATGTCGGCGTTCAGCTGAGTAATCTGAGCCTGCAATCCGTCGATCTTAGCCCAATACTCGTCCCACTTGGAATTGCTCTCGGAAATCCCAGTGGAAATGCCGGTGATAGCCGCCATCATCTCCTTCAGCTTCTCTTCCATTTTCTGATCCTCCTTGTCCATTTTTTTATTATTTAGCTCCATTACGATAGCGGCTTCATCAGCCGGTTTGACGCCAAGAATCGCATATCCACTGTAATCGTAATACTGTGGGACACGCCCCTGCTCTTTCCAACCGCCGGAGTAAATAATGTGACCTTCATGCTCTGGCTTGCCCACAATCTCAACGGAACCCTTCACAACGGATTCCGTCATGTGCTCACGAAGCCAAGCAACAAACTTTGGATAACGCATCTCATCCAACGTGCCCTCAGCAATCAAAACGCGCTTCATCACACCGTTGATTTCAACGTCATCCACATATGCCCTATCAAAGTGCCCAACCATAGTAGCATCCTCAAATAAGGGCAAGTTATCTTCGTCTCGGATATCTGTCATTCCATGACCATACGGAACGTCTCTGTCTTCGGTCAAAAATTCTACAACGATTGACATTCCAGTAACGGAGTGAAGATTAGCCAAAACGAACTCCTCTTTCCACGAGATTCCATTCTCCTGAAATTCGGTTTCATTTGAAAAAATCTCATGCAAAACAACCTTGATAGGTCGTCTACCCACGATTTTGTTTTCACTTGAAATCTCATAGATTGGAGCAAAAGTCCTCTCAAACATATGCACTCACCTCCTTATCAATCTGACGGAGATGGGCTTGCGTTGGCATTATTGGCCTTAGTGGATTCTGTGCTCGCATTGAATGGTGGATCTCCGTCACCAGTGCTTTTATCTACGTCTCCATCAGGAGCATCTTTGCCCGTAACAGTAAACGAAGTCTTATGCACTGGATATCGGTTCTCAAAGTCCTCATCCAACTCGAAGTCCATAAGTGAGAGATAGTCGTCCACATTCATGCCAGAAGAAGCGATCCATGCAATCAAGCTACCCTTTCCACGCGCATACAAATCTGAAAAGAACTTGACCTGCTTCTCGCGGTTAATAAAGGTGATTGGGAGCACACGGAACTCAACACGGTAGTTACTGTCTCGAATTACATTGTAATTCAAGCACTTGTTTAACTCCTCGACCAAAGCCTCAATCCATGTGTATACGTTATTGGCAACGATTTCGATATTCAGTGTAGCAGTGGCATAGTTGCCCGTTGAACTACCGCTGAGCGCAGCAGCAGCAATACCAATATCCTCATTCACATCTTCCTTGATTGCGTTTTCGTTCTGCTCATCCAGCAAAGACAAGTCAACTGGTAGACGATCCATCTTGGTACCAGACGCCAAAGAGAAGAATGAGACACCGTTAGAATTAGTGCGCTGAGTCAATGCCTGCTTCACAGTATTGTGCTGGCGCTCTTGCTGATCTTTGGACAATGCAGAAGTACCCTTTTCCTTACCCTCGGGGAAAGTCTCATAGTAAATTTGGTTATTAACTGTATCCAGCACACGACGCTTCGTGTTGATAAAGTATTTTGCATAGTCAATGTCGTCCAGAGCGGCCACCGCAAAGGGAACGCCAAAAGGATCGTTTTGCCCACTCTTGATCTTGGTTACAATCGTTCTGTGCCAATCAAGCCGCTGCCAGCACGCGCCATTGGGAAACTCACCGTTAGAATACTTTCGCCAACCTTCCTGAATCTGACGGGGCAATCCTTGTAGTTTGCGCTTCCTATCGTCTTCTGACATACCTTCCAAATACCGTAGATCGAACGCTACTTCGTAGCAGTTGTTTCTACGGCCAACGATCCGAACGTAATCAACCGGAAGCGGAATCACAACAGTATTGATCCCAGCTGAGTTAATCTCAGTGATGCCCTGCACATCATAGTCGGTCAATGCAAGCCGACTATCTACAGGAACTGTGCGCGTTTCCATGTACGCCACATACATCCCCTCATTGGCGTTATGGAATAGCCCATCACGAATGACCTCTTTATAGCGCATTGACCGCAACACACTGTTCATCTTATCAATGTTGTCACGATACTTTTTACGAGAAGCACCAGTCTTTTTAGGTTTGACAACCACAACGTAATCAAGGGAGTGAAGACTGATCAGGCTGTCAATCGCTGTCGTAATCGTTCCGTTAGAGTAGTACGCCCACTTTGCCCATTGCCGAAGCTGCTTAATGTATTGCATAGGGTTTTTAGCCATTACCGCAATCTCTTGAATAGTGTACGGAGCGTTCTGCCCTGTCCCATAGTTGATCACATTTAGGTAGGATGCGCCCAGAAACGTGTTAAACTCGAAGGGAGCGCACTGAGTGATAGCGTCAGATTGCTGAGGCATAGGCGATGCGGCCTGAGTTTCAGACCGATCTCTCCCTTGAAGAAATCGGAAAAATGATCCTTTTGCCATTGTCTTCACCTCCTTAATTACAAAGTGTTACATATTCGTACCCGGAACTATCCGAGAATAGGTCTGTTTCCAAAAGTGAAATGAAATAGTTGCCATACGACACTGAGGTATAGCGGTCTTTGCGAGCACCGGGACGCTCCTCAATCTTGATCAAATTGGTCTGGTTTTGAATCGTATAGTCCAAACCAATCATCTCATTGATTAAAGCAACCGTTTCCAAAAATGGCCGCTCGTAGAAAAGCTGAGTGTCCACATCAGCCGTAGCATACTCGGGGATAAGACGCTGCAACTCCTCTACACCTTCCTGGTTGCTAACCATCAGCTCAATCATTCTGTTGATCAAGGTGTCCTTCATGCAAACAGCAATCTTACTATTCAGCTCCAACGACGCCTTGACGGAATAGACAACCTCTTTCTGGCCGGCGATAACGATACGCGACTTCAACTTATCATCGTTCATGCACGTCCAAGGCTCATACTCCACATTTCGATCCACGTCGTAAAGCACTTTCGCAAGAGCGTCGAAGATTGAGATACCGGCGTTACGTGTATCCAAAACGCAATAATCCGCATCGAAGTCAGCGAATAGCTGCTTGATGCGGATAGCCTGCTTTGATGTTTCAAATTCTGTCTGCGGTTCTATATAGACAACCTGCCGCCGATAACCCTGCTTAACCTCAATATGATCTCCAACTGTATCCGAAACCTTATACTCTTTGCTCTCAGGCAAAGCGCGGATACAAGTAAAAACTGAATTGTCGTTTTTACTGCCACCCTCTGGAGCAATATCGCAGGCCACAATGCGAATCTCGCCGGCCTGTTTAGGAATGGCATACTTATTTTTAACCTTCGCCAACACATCCTCATTCCGACGTGGATAAAACGGACGTTTCAAAACACGATTCCGATTCATCATCTCATAGGTAAAATAGGCATGGGCGTTCTCTGCAACCATTTGGTTTTCATACTCAATCGTCCAAGCTACCCTATCCAGCTTTTTCCGCTCCTTAACCAAGAAGTCCCTGGTCTTAATCTCGTGTTTCAGAGCAATGCTGTAATCCATGCCAATAAGGATAGATGTGCCTTTGTTCAGCATATCTTTCGTCACAATCTTCATGAAGTCCCACATCCAATGGGATTTATACCATGAAGAACTGATATAGATTTCCTTTGGCTCCTCTTTCAGTTCACGATACTCGTCAAGATACTTGATTCTGAAAGGGATCTGCCGCTGGAACAGCGTAGGAGACAGGACAGTATCAATGATGTTCTTGGCAATCATACGAAACTCTTCATAAATGAAAACTGTAGCACGATAACCACGAACATTCTCATTGGCAACCAATACTACAATAGAGCTTCCGTTGTTGAATTTAACCTCGATTTCGTTTTGGCTATCCTTGATGCCTTTGATCTCTGCCTGAAGCAATGGCGATCTTGGCAGAATCTCTTTGACGATTTTCTCTGAAACAATCAGTTTTGCCTGCTTCTTCGTAGCTGAAGCCACAACGATTAGTGAACCAGGACGCAGAATTGCTTCTTTACAAGCATATACAGCAATAATGAAAGACTTTGCCGCGCTTCGCGCTGCGACAATACAGATGCTGGGGCAAAGATCCATCAAATACAAAATGATATGCTGGTATAGGTAAAGCGAAATTCCAAAGTACCGCTGTACAAAACGGTTAGGATTTCTCCGCCAAAATGTCAGCCATTCAAGAAGTTTCTTCACAAAATCAGGATCACTCAGTTTGCTGGTAGAGGGAAAATGCTCATGAAGATGCTTTTGGCGATCATCCATCAACGCTTCATAATCCATAGCTTATTCCTCCGTATCCGACAAGCTGAACTCCTTATCCAACTCCTTAGAACCAGTCAACAGATTGCGGAGCGGCCTGGTCATAAAACGATCAATATACTCCCTCAGCTTATCAAAATCAGCAAAGAGCTTTTTGTCCCGATAGTATTCAGCCGGACAATACTCCTCAATATCTCGAATCATCTCGCCAAGAGGACTTAGCTGCTTTTCAGCTTCTGCCTTTTTGAGACGATCTTCAATCTCGGTTGTGGCTGCTTCGATCTGGCTTTTATAGCTATTGGCGGCAGCACCGATATTGGTATCGCCTTTTTGGAGCAGTTTTTGAAGATTGAGCTTCATATAGCAGATAGAAATGTATAGTTCTTCTTGCCGCTTGTCGATTGGCTCTCCATACCGCTCCACCCAATTCCGATACTCATATTGCATAGAGTCATAATCACCCTCGTCAAACCCAGTGCCGAATCTACGCACAACATCCGTATCCACAGGTATATCGCTGTTTTTCTCTACATCAGCCACGGTCGCTGCATTTTCTACATCAGCTTCCCAGCGCCGCACCAAAGTATCAGAATATGTAGTACGACCATCAACTTGGTTAAGATTCAGCCTTGAAACATAAGTGCTGATTCTGTTACGACTCTTTCCATCACGGCTTTCGCTGATTTTTCTGGACGCCGCCCAAATATCTGGGTCAAAATACATATCTGTAATTTGGCAAATACGCTCAGCCGCAGCATCTTCATCATGATCGTAAAACTTCACGTATTGCTCGTAAAGCTCAGCGATACAACGCTGACAAATGGAAAGATAACCATTATTCCCTTTGTAAATAGGAGATTTTGAGCGGTTGAAATTTCTCTCTTGCTTCTTATATTTGTGGCCGCAGCACGTACAGCGATATTCCTCATCGCTAATCGCTGGCGGCTCTACCGCATTAGGTTTTGCATCCTTGACTACTTTGGGAGTATCTGTTTTTTTCAACAGTTGCTTTTTTGCCGCCATACTACGGCCTCCTTTCTATAACAAAACCCCGGCAGTCCGAAGACTCCGAGGTTTTCTTAATCGTTATGATATTTCGTGGTGCGCCTAAAGGGACTCGAACCCCCGACCAACTGATTAAAAGTCAGCTGCTCTACCAACTGAGCTACAGGCGCAAATATGAAGCGGGCAGGGTCTATGTGGCCGTATCCCACTGGCCTGCCCTCACTGATACGGGTGCAAAACATACTTTTTCAGGCTCTCGAAGTCCCGTTGGGGTATGCCGGCCCGCCGCGCTCCTGATCGGCTATGCCGCTTTGCTTACAGCGTTTAGGTTATCTATCGCGTTTTGCCTGCGCCGGAATTTCACCGGAGGGAGCGACCCCTATACCACCCACAACTCGGTCAATTTTTATTTTACCGACGTGTCAGAACCGTCACACGTCATCCAGGGTAGAAGTATGCCCTCACAGGCTGGTGGGCCGAGGAGGTAACGATCCTCCATCCTGCGGTTTTTCAGACCGCCGCTCAGACCTCATAAGCTATCGACCCATATGGCGGCGGAAGTAGGACTCGAACCCACAAGCCGCTCATCACGACCAACAGTTTTCAAGACTGCTCCCCGCACCTACTGGGGTCAATTCCGCCATATGAACCCGACCTTATTTGAGTTGCGTATCGGGTAGCAACAAACATTTGTGATGCAGCACCACCTGCATAACATATCCTTTAGGCACTCTGCGGAATTGCAGGATTAGGATAAATTGGTAGGCCAGGTTGGATTTGAACCAACAACGTTTCTAATGTCACGATTTTACAGACCGCTTCCTTCACCATTTGGATACTGACCTATATAGTGGTGCGGGCGAAGGGATTTGAACCCCCGACCTTCTGATTAAGAGTCAGTTGCTCTACCAACTGAGCTACGCCCGCAAATGGAGCTGACACAGGGACTCGAACCCAGAACCCGCTGCTTACAAGGCAGCTGCTCTACCATTGGAGCTATGTCAGCATATGGAGCTGACGCAGAGGGTCGAACTCTGAACCTATTGCTTACGAGGCAACCGCTCTACCATTAGAGCTACGTCAGCATATGGCAGGGGCCAAGAGACTTGAACTCTTACCAACAGTTTTGGAGACTGCTATGCTACCAATTACACCAAACCCCTATGGGGTGGACGACGGAACTCGAATCCGTAACATTTGGGGCCACGACCCAACGATCTACCTTTGAGCTACGTCCACATGGCGACTATGACGGGACTCGAACCCGCGACCTCCGGCGTGACAGGCCGGCACTCTACGCAACTGAGCTACATAGCCATATGGTGATGCGGGAGGGACTTGAACCCTCAAAACTCCGCCTTGAAGGGGCGGCGACTCTACCAATTCGTCCAACGCACCATATCATTCATCCCAGGGGATGAACTCATCCAGATCAAGTGGAGAATTGGCTGTTGCGATTTTCACAAAACCACCCTCCACAACCTTCCATAAGGTGAACTTCATCTTTTCAACATTCTGGCTGATCTGATAGTGATTTCCACCCTTCGTCGTGCATAATACACCTGGGCCATTATCAGAAGCTGGAATCTTTTTGACCGTTTTTTCAGCAGTTTCCTTAACCACACCAGATTGCCTTGGCATACGTTCACCCGCTTTCAGTTGGTACTCCCAGCCGGACTCGAACCGGCATCTTCGCCTTGAGAGGGCGACCACCTATTCCATTTAGTAAGATGGGAGCGTATATAAGATGTAGGTGAGGATTTACACCTCACATAACCCAGCCAGAGCTGGAGTCCTCCGGTTGTATCGTCTCTGTCAAGCGCCGTACAGTTCTCCACAACTGTTTCACGACTCCATAGCGTCTACCTATTCCGCCACTACATCTTTGGCAGGGGTGACTGGAATCGAACCAATGATGCGGGAGTCAAAGTCCCGTGCCTTTCCATTTGGCGACACCCCCATATGGAGATACCGATAGGATTTGAACCTACGATCCTGGGTTTGCAGCCCAGAGCCTTACCATCTTGGCTACGGTATCATTTGGTGCTGGTGGTGGGACTTGAACCCACACGCCATTTCTGGCAACAGATTTTGAGTCTGCCTCGTCTGCCATTCCAACACACCAGCATATTAAACTACGGAACGCATTTTTGGGTTGTCAATTAACAGTTGATTCCATGTGTAAAGTTGCTGTTAGCGTTCCAATGGTAGGGATAGTGGGAGTCGAACCCACACGCCGTTGGCGTCGGAACCTAAATCCGGTGCGTCTGCCAATTCCGCCATATCCCCATATAGCCGCCAAGACCATTTTAACCGTCGTTAAATGTACGGCACTGCGACCAGCACCACATGGCGGTCTGTATCCCACTCGGCTCTACGTTCACTACGGGTTGTGGGCCACCGGGAGAAGTTAGTCTCCACTCACCTTGGATCTTGTTATACGCCCAAGGCAGCGTATGCCGTCACGCCCATCAAGTAGAGAAGTCATGGGTAGAAACTGCGCTGGAGTGAGAAACGGGACTTGAACCCGCAGCATCCGACTTGGAAGGACGGCGCTCTACCAGTTGAGCTATTCTCACATACATGACACTATCGCAGCCATCAGCGCCGGTTCTCGTTTACTACTGATATGACGGGAACCAAGAAATTGGTCATACCGTAGGCGGTTTTATCAAAAACCACATAAAGTCCTCAACGCCACCATGAGGCATTTCCATTCCCTATTAAGTTTACAGTCTCCTCTCTGTTTGTAGGTTGGGCGTGGTTGCGGGAGTGGGATTTGAACCCACGATCTCCAGCTTATGAGGCTGGCAAGGAAACCGCTCCTCCATCCCGCAATATATAGACGGTTCTAAAAACAAGACTGGTGCAGGCACCTATCTCTGTAAACTCCCCGTCATGTTTTGTGCTTTGGCTGGCAGGGTGGGACTCGAACCCACGACATCCTGATTAACAGTCAGGCGCTCTAACCATCTGGGCTACCCGCCAATAAATCAAACGAGACGCATAAAAAGACAATTTGAAAGCAGAATTGTTATTTTTTTGAAAAGTTGCTGTAAGCGTCTCAACGGAACACATGATCTTCTTTTCCTTCAAAAAAAGTTTTGTATAGTTGCTGTTAGTGTTCCAAAAGTGGTAGAAGATGTCGGACTCGAACCGCTATTCCTGCTCCCAAAGCAGGCGTGTTACCATTACACTACATCCTCTATATGGTGGAGCCGAGGGGAATCGAACCCCTGTCCGAAATTCCTACATGAACAAGACCTTCTTACGCAATAGACGACTTTTCAGCGATGCCTTACAGCGGGCGCTTGCGATGCCGTCAAATCTGGCCCAGGGCGTACATTGGTTTGCACACCTCCACCACCTTGTTTCTTTTCACAGTAACAAGGAAAACTGCGAGTGCTGGATAAATCTTTGACCTCAGACGTTTACCTACATCCAGCTGGTACGTCGTTTTGGAAGATCCCTACCAATCAGGCAGCAACCCTCTCAGCCACAAAAGCAGCGAAAGCGGGATGGATCATAATGACAGTTTCAGTGTTGTCGTTTCAATTTTGGTTAAGCCTTGAGGCGGTCTTCTACCTGCGAGTCTTGAACTCTCAAAACCCCGTCGAATCCTAAACGGCCCCATATTTACTTTTCAAAGTGCTGGTCGGGATGAGAAGAATCGAACTTCTGACCTTACGATTATCAGTCGTATGCTCTACCAACTGAGCTACATCCCGTTATCAACCGTGCGTCCGCAGAACCTCGTCCATGGCCGATAGGCTTCTGACTGAGATAGCAGTCAAGTAATGAGCTGAACCACACAAACGTCAGCATAACCAACACGGTATGATCTGGTGGAACCAAGGAGACTCGAACTCCTGACCCCCTGCTTGCAAGGCAGGCGCTCTCCCAGCTGAGCTATGGCCCCAGGTGTCTCCCGCCCCGATCGGAACGGGAGATACTATGTATTTTGTTCTCTATGGTCATACTATACCACGTCCAGAAGTGTATGTCAATAGGAAAATCGAAAAAGTGGAAAAATTTTTTGCTCTCAATATCACCCTATTCATCTACTGACATACTGGCCCGTACAGCCTCTTTTAGGCTGTCGCTTGCCTTAAACATGGGTACTCGGCAATCATCAAACACCCTTTTCTTCCCTGTGGAAATATCAAGACTGTTGCGACCTTTATGGATCTTGACACCAAATGTACCAAACCCACGAATCTGTACTGACTCGCCTTGTGCCAATGCGTCACGGATAATCTGGAATACATTATCGACCACTTCACTGGCTTGGTCTTTGTAATATCCCTTTTCGCACAGAGCAGACACAATATCATTCTTAACCATTGTATCCACTCTCCTTAGTTCAGTTTGATTTGATAGCAAGCATCGGCACCTACACCAGGCCGAAATACCATCATCAGCTGCGCCGGCGTCGAATAGAGCCGTTTTCCGTTCGCATAGTCATCTGTACCACAGAGACATGGCGCAATCATACTCTCTATGCCAAGCTCCTCAAACTCCTCCTTATGGTGCTTATCAGCCAGCAGCACATAATCAATATCTGAGGAATACTTTTTAGCAAACAATGTATGTAGCGTCTTGCCAGCGTTCTTTACGTTGTCCAGATCTCCATGAGCAGCGCAAATATTGTATCCACACACAGAGAAATATAGGAACTCGTAATATTCAGCCGCAGGAAAAACTACATCCCCGCGATCGCCCAAGCGCTGTTCCAGCCACCATGGAATCAAACGCTCCATGTTATCAGCATGAATACTGTCATGTTTATTCTGAACAGTGCGCAAATGATTACCATAAGTTGCGTGTACCACTGTTTGATCGACCTCATCGGCCAAGGCGCTGATTGCTTGTGCGACAATTTCAGACACCTGCATGATCTGATCACACACCAACTCTTCAGAAGCAACACGCGCACTGGTATGAATGGCACCATGGGCCAAGTCGCCCAAAAGAACGATGTGCAGCTTACGGCACCCATTTTGCCTAATACGCTCAATCGCCCGCTCCACCAACCGCTCTACACGATTACGGCACACTTGGGTATCATACCGATCCCAAATGTTTTCTGTAATCATACCATAGTGCCAGTCGGCAAGCACGATCACAGCCTCTGCATTTTGGTCAATGAAGTCACTGGTTTTATTGATGGATAGTGGTACCAGTTCATTCAAATTCTGTGCAGCTACAACCAGACGATCTTCAAGATTTTCCTCACGGCCAATCCGGTCAACCATCTTATTGAACTCACGGCGCTGATCATAGAAGCGTTTAGCTTCCTTGCGCATTTCTGCAATCTTGCAATCCAGCTCACCCATATAATCAGCCTGATCGGGATTACACTGGGCAGCGAACTTCTTTTTGAAATACTGTGCAACAGCATAGCCAGAATACGGAGTAACCGACGCCGCCTTTCTCAAACTGTCACGGTGACAATCCATACCGGTAGCCTCAACAATGTCTCCCCATTCCAGGTCATCAGGCTTTTGCTCGATCTTGGTTTCGATTAGGCGAAGACCATACTCAAATGTATCCTCACCTTCTCTGCGTTCATACTTTGGATTCACGAATGTCTTCACCCCTCGTCTGCCGGCAAGTCAACCTTTTGCCGGATATTGATTTCGATATCTGGAATCCCATTCCAGCGATCCAGAATTTCTCTGATACTGTAAGTACGAATACCATCATGTGTGTATTCCGTTACAGTCATATCAGAAGTGTCAATGGTGGCGTGAGAATATTCTTCACGCCGTTCCCGAATTGCCATTTGTGCCACCGCCCCACATCTTCTTGCGGGCCTCCCGTAGCTGACGCTGACGGTCAAACTCCTTCACCAGTTCTGCCGCACGGCTGTTGCTGCTGGCAATCGCCCTCATCAGTTCCTCACTCTCCGTACAGAAATAGTGGTGCCGTTTGGAATCCTGCTTCATCGTCCGAGGGAACCGATAGAATGGAGGCTTATAGGGAGGAAATGCTTTAACCAGCAGATCCTTCTCTTCCTTGGTAATGGGAATCACAAAAACTCAGTCCTTTTCAATAGATTTTGGACGGACTTCTTTTTCCATCCTATATCACCAAATTTGAACCCCCCCAAAACTCCCGATAGTAAACGAGAGTTTTGGAGGTCAGTTTAGAATTATTCGACCGAAAACAGCCTAAATTTGTATGTTTTACACAAAAACTCCCGTCTACATTCAGCTAATTTGCTATTGTCTTGTGAAAATTGAACCCATAAATATGCACATCCCCAGAGCCATCTTCCACCTCATTCAACAGAGCAATCGGCGTCTTGCTTCCCCTGATCAAATCCAAAAAGCTCTGGTTAGGTAAAGCAAATAGTACATAAAACAGGCTACGAGAGATGTCACGATTTGCCGGCTCCTCAATAGCACAAAGGAGCCTATATGCAGTATGGCGGCTCAGTTGAATTGATTTGATGTAGCTATAGCACTCCTCACGGATATCAGCGACAATAAGAGCTTTTCCTCTATTATCCAACCCATCATCTTTACTATCCCATACCGACTTGATTTGTGCCCGCATATTTCTCACCAGCTCCAAAATTCGATCCACCTGTGGATATTTCACAGAACGCTGTGCGTAATCATCATCTATCAGCATATCAGAAAATGGGATAAATGATTTACAGCTATACTCCATACGATACGCATTTACGCTATGCTGCAAATAGTCCATAGTAGTATCATGGAACTGATAATTTTTGCTATGGCTATCATAATAGCCCTTCATACGTGCAATCTTTCCAAAGAAATTTGGCTTCACCTGCCGACCATCATCGTCGCGTGTCTCGTGTTTTTTTCTCAAACGTTTGATTTCCGCAACGCTGTCCACAGCATACTCACGCTTAGCCTTATCAATCTCAATATTGCTCAAAACGTCAAGCTGAGCAATTTCACAATACAATTCTTCATACTCTGAAAAATCTGCTCCGCTATTCAATGCGTTCCACAGCTTTGTATTCAACTCCTGCGACAGATTTACGATCTCTCCAATCTTATTGACCGAAGTTTTAATATCCAGATCCGCTAAATCAGACTTGGTATAATGGCGTGCAATCTTCTTTGCATCTACCATACTGGTAGGTACCAGAAACCGATGGTAGTTTCGCTCAGCCGCCTGGATCAGGATTTGATTGTTTGTCAACAGCATAGTATCTGAATCAAAGTCTGCACCAGACAACCGAAAAAGAATGTTCTCACCAATGCTATTGACACACACGATCTCTTTTGTTGGATTCACATACCTTTGGATATCCGCATTGTCAACGTTCCGTGCCAATAAGACATTCCCCATTGTTACATGAGGGCTACGCGATCCAAGGATAGTCTGATCAAATGCAAATTGTTTGCAAAAAATATTCCCAATACCAATACCGCTGGTTCCATCGAACTGACCAATAGACGCACGAAGCATCTCAATAGGATTCCCAAGCAACGTAGAATAGTTTCCGTCCACCAGAATATGCCCACGGGCCAGCTCTTTCTTGAATGACTTTGACACCTCAGTCTTGAAGTTATGGTATAGTTTCGTTTTCGCAAACTTATCCGTAATACCCAGCATTTGATATACAACATCGTTGGTAGTTGAAATTCCATCACCATCCATGCTACCATCCTCGCCGGAATATCGAATATGATACCTCAGCACCGCAGGATCTGTTTGAATCAACCGTAGATAATCAAGGGAGGGCTTAACCAGTTGGTCAACGTCCTGCTGAGACAACTGGAGAGTGTTCAGTAGCTGATAGTGTACCTGCACCATACGGCCATCGAAAAAGTGTGTAGGCTTCTCGTGCTTCACCACACCAAAGTTGTTGTCCTCCTCCAGCATCTGAAGCCACTGTTCCAAAGGCCCAAATTTGACGTACTTGATACTGCTGGGAGTAGTAATGATTTTGATGTCGCTGATATCCTGAGCCAGTGTAAATCCTGACAGTTGAGAAACATCGGTAATCCCATGATCGGAGAAAAACTGCTGAATATTCGCATTGAAGCAGGCCGATTTGAAAAAACGGTTCCGTAGCAAGATCATTCCATAATTCTCATACTCTCCCATGGCAGACTTGTCGATCAGGGATTGCCCATCCCAGATGCTGTTCGTAATCTCGATCTCCTCTGGCTTAGAGGTCAACCAGCCATCATCGCCAATCCGCGTCACTATAGCCCGATCTTTGAATACACTTTCATAGTCATCAATCACCAGAAAATTCTCAGGTCGAAGTGGGAGTGTACCAATAATGCTACTTAGAGTAAGAGCAATATAGGCTTCCAGAGCGGCCAAATCTATCTCTTGCCCCTCTTTTATCTTCAACCCGCAAAACTCCCAGCGGTGCATCCGCAAATAGAGTCTTTCATCAATGAACAGGCACTTTCCAATGCGACTGCTACCGCTGGATCGTTTGAATCGACGGAATGTAATTCCGTCACACACAAAACCACTCTGATAAAGACGCTCCCGAAGCTCAGCTACTGTCAACAATACCTTCATAGTCTTGCCCAGGCGATATGTACCATTATCAAACTCGAACAGATCACCCAAATCTTGCTGACTAATCGGATTCACTACAGGAGCACCCACCCGTACCGCAATCAGCTCTCCGTCCTTCATACAGATGTTATCTACCAGCTCAATATCCTGTGGCAAATAGCCGAACTTGATATAGGTGTTGCCAAAAAAGCGGTTGAACTCTTTGACGCTGTACTTGAAGGTAACATTGATCACGCGGCGACAATATTCTTTCCCGCGTTTGCTGAATGTAAAGTCCATGTGGCGATAGACCTTCTCATAAACCTCTCTCAGTTTGATTAGGTCAAGGCTGTAATCCAAAGTGTTGATAAATCTCTTTGTGTTGAACTGGTCATTGTGGTCTGCGCCGGTCATCTTCACGCTGTACTCAGTGCTGCTCGGGCTGGAGTAGTTTGACAGAAACAGATCTTTAGCGTCTACTGACACGATATAGACCCCATTGCTCATGACCTATTCCACCTCCTCAGCTTGGATTTCCTTTACATGGATCAAATCTCCATACCAGAAAATCCAATTCTCTACGCCCTCCAACTCAATCGTAGCAGAGAATCCATCAGGCCGCTCATGGTGTGGTCGGGCGACAAATACCTTTCCACGACTCGCTTCCACAAACTTCCGATATCCTTCCTGCATATACGGGTAATCTTTTCTGCCTACGATCTGTTCCACATTCAAAGTAACCAGATCTCCGTCTCGAATCACGTCATTGATTTTATCGCCCAGCGCTCCAAGAACATCTGACGCCAATGTACGTGCCTTTTTGTCTTTGAGCTTCTTTTGCAAAGCCCTACGATTTTCACGGTTCAAATTGTGTCTCCTCCTCGCCTGAAAATTCTCGGATCAGCTTGTCATACTCCTCAACGTTCTCTTTCAACACCTGTTGATAAAACGCCACATCCTCATCCGAGCTATCAATCGGAGAGAAATCATCACATCTTCCGAAACAGTTATGACCACACTGGTCAAACCAAATGCAATCTTCTCGTGCGGTGCCCATTGTAAGCCTCCTTTCGCTTCACACCGCCGCGCCAGCTTTCTAAAAAAATGTAGGTTTCCTATACGATCAAAGTATCCGTTGACGCCGCATTGTTCACTGAACTTCCTTAGAGACAAAGCTGCCCAACCAATCCTGAAACAGCTCTCTCATACGCCGACTGGGGATATACACCCAGATCTCATTGCCATCTCTGATTGCCGAGCGCCATACCCATTGGATCATCTCACTCAGCGCATATTCATCTTCACGCACCTCAATACCGTGCTCTTGGAAGTAATTCTTCAGCAGCGGATTGTAGTACACATTGACGCAATAGGCCAAACAATCCCTGTTCCTATAAGCATTTGTGGCCCGGATATTGCAAGAAAGGAAACCCTTGGTATAGCCCTTACCTTTAAGCAGGTTTTGGTAGTCCTTAAATACCGTCCAAAGGTTACGGTTAGAGGCGGAATTGTATTTGTGTTTGAACAGATTCGCCAAATTGTTACGGAGCTGTTTGATAAGTGGCTGTCCCTTAGCTCCTCTCGCCTTGCTGTACCATGTGGAAGATAGGCAAGAACGCCCGTCGCCAATCTTGTTGAGCTTATCATCATCCACAATATGAATTTTCGCCGGCAGATCCTTGACGTACTCTGGCATCACGGGTGTATCACTGAAATGGTACACCCCATTTTCATGAACGGTTCCGATATACTGAACCTCAACACCATTTACATCAAAGTAATACTTTTGCACCTGAGAATCGAACATATAGGTCAGAATGATGATTTCCTTAAATGCCTGGAACACCTCAATGGGGAACTCCCAGAGCAAGAGACAATCATTGTATAGGAGGACGTTGCCCGTAAGACACATATCCCGCCAGTCGTTAAAACGCCCATCGTAGTCGTCCTTAATCCACCGTACCCGATAATCCTCTCCCACTTCGATCATGTCATTTTTGAGGATTTGCAAATCCTTGGGAGAAATCTTGATTATCTGAACAGCTTGAAAAACCTCGTCCAGAACGAGCTTATATTCTCCGTCACGAATGAGGCCGATTGTCTCCTCGTTGTAAGCCTCAAACAAAGCATGGGTGCTGGCGATATTGTGTTTCGCAGACAACAGGTAGTGTAGGTTCTCCAGCTTACCGCCCTCGCTTTTGCTTTGCGGATCTTTGAAGTGACGTTCAGAGCAGCTACTTTTGATTCGCTTCACTTCCTCCAAGTATGGAGTTATGAAAATGTAGCGGCTCTCCTTATCCTGTTTCATCTGTGTGATGGCCGACTCCGTTTTACCTGCACCCATGATCATGTCGCACACCTTGACAATCATGCACCCTCCTCCTTCGCCATTTGGCGATAGTAGAAGAATTGCAGCTGTTGAACGTACCCAGCAAAACCGGCATACTGCTCAGGATCAAACTCACCATGGTAAATATCGTCGATCATGCGGTTGATCCACACATCTCTGGGGTAGCTATCCATCCGATGGAGTCCAAACAGCATGACGCAGTTCGCCACCTTCTCACCGATACCATTCATATCCAACAGGGTCTTCTTGGCATATTTGTCATTCAGTGCATGAAGGTTAAACCAAGTCATAGGATCTTGCTCCGCCAGCTCGCTTACATAACGTTCCCGATACCCCAGCGATACCAGTGAAAGGTCTTGCCCCTTCAACTGCTCTGGTGTGGGGAACGAGTAAAACTCCTGCCCTTCAACCTCTCCCAACTTTGTTCCGTACAGTCGGCAGAGGGTATCGACCGCTTTGCGGATACGTGGGATGTTGTTCCGCTGAGAGATCGTAAAGGTCACTACCATCTCCCATAAATCCTGCCGTAGAATCCGAATACCGCCGCCAGCAGCAATCGCTTTCTGCAAGAACGGATCGTTACCCATCTTCTCTTGGTACGCCGCATAGTCCACTTCGAGGTCGAAGTAGTCAATCCACACATCTCGGAAATCCTCAAACGAACAATGGAAAATGTAGCCTCCCTCTCTATAAGGGACTATCTTGACCAAATGGTTTCTGGTCACGGCAACGTATCCTCCGTCCTGCAAAGGTGTGAGCCGGAAACACTGCCCGGAATCCGCAATTTGCTTCAAATCGAAGGTGCCGGGAATGTTGATCCATGCACCCTCGGGGACACGCCGGCAAAAGATATCATTGTTGCTCACTAAAATCACTCCTTTTTACTATGTATTTTTGCCTCTTTTCAGAAGGAAATTGTGCCCATGGCACTTACCGCATATGTAGCTTGTGCATCCGGGATTTCGTTCTAATGCTTGAACGATCTTGCTTCTGCGTTGATACTTGAAGATAGTACCACAGGTTGTACAAGTTACTATATACTTGGCTGTTTGCTTAGCCCGCCCATCACTATCTACCTCGGGGAAATTGTTGCACCTTTTACCGGAAGATCCAAAGCGTATTGCCCAATAACGCCAACGGCTACTATGACCTTCACCAGGCTTGTTGAACGTAATAAGGACATAAGCATGAGCGTATTCGTGCCGTATTACTTCCAAAAGGTGCTCATAGGTAGCCCAGCGGAGCAAACGATCGGCAAAGACTAACTCCTTGACTGTGACTTTGCTTCGTGTTCTACCATACACACATTTGCCCCACGTTGAAGTCATACGGGTTGAAATGCGAATAGGGATCTTGCTGGTGTCAATGCCTGACTCCTTATCCAGTCGATTCATCTCCTGGCGAATATCCTTGGTGGTAAACAAAGCGCTCGCTCCTCTCTACCTTAGCCAAATTCTACTCTATCACTCTGAGGCGGCACAGGATCGCGCAGCTTCTCAAAGTAGAAAGTCACCCTCTTTGGCGTTGGCGTGACCATACCAAACCGTACAGCTTGACGATAGGTGTAACAGTCCCGCTCCAAGGTGGCCGGTGTTGCTTCGAGCATCTTACGCCACCCTTCCAAGGTGTTGCCACGCTTGTAGTGGTTACAGCTTCGACAGGCCGGCAGCATATTGTCCAGTGCATCGCCGGAGGCATCATCAAAACCCCGCAGCGGCATAACATGATCAACCTGCATATCCTCATAAGCCAGGACTTCACCACAGTATGCGCACCGACCACCCATTTTATCATAGATGGTACGGCGTTCATCCGGCGTCAGTTTGTGTCTCTTTTCCACGATTTCTCACCTCCTTAAAAATTCTTATATCCCAAAACTACCACAAATCGGTCGTCGGTCAGGATTTCTTGTAGAATAGGGCGCACCTGTTCCTCATAGTTCAGTTTGCCCAAGCCGCAACCAACGGGCGGCATATAAATCTTCTTCAGCTGGAATTTATCAGCGATTGCCTTAACCTGATGGGCTGAGGCGGTAATAAGCTCCAAGCTGGAATTGTCACGGTAGTGATGTTTGGTAGGGAACGTCGCCAGAGATGTAAGGTGATCCCCCAACTGGTAGACGCCCATATAGAACGCCCGATTGCCGTAACGAAAGAGGTATTCGCCCAGGCGCTTTTCCAATCCAGAGAAAAGCTGCTTTGCTTCCAGTGCTTGCCCCTTACCCAGAACAGCGTATCCATTCTTGCGGAGCACGCCGTTTGTGGTAATCGCCACAGCCTCTTTTTCATTCTGCGATAAGTAAAACAAGCTGCCGGCACTCTGCATTTCTATCACGGTAAAACCTCCAAAAAAGTTCAAAAGTTCGGAATGGCAAAATCGGCTTGGAACTTTCGAGGTTCCAAAATCAGTTTTTGACACCCATCAAACCGTTGCGGCACAAGGGCTTCCCAAAACTGCCCCTTATAGGGGAAAGGGGTAAAATGGCTACGCCTAAAGTGGGCAAAAAAGTTGCAAAAATGTGATTTTTGATTTGAGTGAAAATGCCGTTAGGCCGCTGCGCTACGCTCAGCGGATTATGGACAGAAGGAAAGCGGC